CCTGCTTCGCTGTGGAAATTGAAGCTAGAAATGCCTGGTAAGCGTATCCGTAGAAAAGACAAGGATCGTAAGTTCATATCTGAAACTATCGTGCCGTTTCTTCAAGCTAACCCAGGTTCAAGCATTGACGAGATTGCAGCAGGCACGAGCTTTAACCGTAAGTCGATCGCTACGGTTATGCCGAAGCTGGTCAATGAATTTTTAGTAGAGCGTACCAAAGGCACTCGTGCAGATGGCAAAATGTCTGTTTACAGATACTGGGCTAGATAACATGATTGAACGTAACGACATACAGCCGCTACTGCAACGCCATAAGCTAATGAACATTGAAGTTGATGAGCGCCATTTAAGGCTTATTAACGATGTGTACGAACTTGGTGTTAATGTTGGTATCAACAAAGCCAAAGAAAGCGTCCTATGGCGCGTCAATGGCGCTATGTGGGCAGGATTTATTGATGAAGCAATCCAAAGCAGTGACTTCGACTCAGTATTGGGCAAAGATCAGGCTACCGCTTGTCTTTGACGAATTGAATATGCAACAACTTACCGCCTTGCGCTTGATGGTGCAAAAGGCTTTTAACGAAGGGAAGAAAAGTGCCACCCGTTGAAGATATAGACGTACATGAGAAAGTAAAGATTGGCTTAGACTTTCGTTACGGCTGTCACAGTTCACGCAATCCAAAGAAGTCAGATGGTTACTTTGCGCCAGATCGCGTTTATGACCATAAAGGAGAATATGTAACAATCATTAAGCACATACAGCACACCAACACAATTAAGTGCCGTAGCTTTGCTTTGTGGGATACAGACCCTGCTTGTGCTGATTGTAAGAGTGAACGTGATATTGAGTACCGTGATAAGTGTCTGGCACTTAGATAAAAAATGCCCTCACTAAGAGGGCCTAATCATTACACCAGGAGAGAGGCAATGAACGGATGAATTATATAACAAGTTTAATGAAGTTATGCGTTTTTGCTAATTCGTACTAATCTTGTTATGAATTAGTTGCGTCCACGATGCCGCCGTTGTGACTCTATTTCAAGCGTCCAATCTTCTTGGCACCACTTATCACACCAGCGGCGAGTATCAGGCAGCTCTGCGTTGCAATAAAGACAGCGACCAGTGGCAACAGGACCATCAGGCTTACGGGTGGCGAGGGCAGCTTCAAGAAATTGCTCCTCACGCATTGATGCATCGTCATCAAGTGTTGTCATTTCTGTCGGTTAGCCCAAATATCGGCAACTTTTTCCATGCCGCGTGATCCAAAGTAAAAGCTAAACGCCAGCATACCCCATTGACCTAGCAGCTCCACATAGGCAGTCTTAGTGTCTAAGTCCCATACAGATGCCGTGGCAAAGATGATGTATGCAGAGAACAATGCAATCAGCATTATTGGGCGAATGTTCTTTGACAGCCATGAATCGCTAGCCATATCTGCTTGCTGGCGCTTAGTTAATTCCTGCATTTCAGTCATATCTGCTTGCAAGTCTGCCAGCTTACCTTCTTGCGCCAGCTTAGCTAGTTCTAGCTGTGCCTTAGCGCGAGCTTCTGGGTCTGGAATCAGCTTGTCAATTAACTTGCCACCAATGCTAAGTACGGAGTCTAGCCAGAACATAATTAACCTTCCAAAATAGAAGCAATCCTACGCGACCAGCCTTTTGCATTAGCTGACCAATTTGGCAATCGCGTCATAAATGCTAGGCGTTTACCAATCATCTGCTGGCGCACAATCTGTGGTGACGACACATTAGCAGCTTGGCGCGTCACTGGGCCAATAGCGCCATCGGCTTTGACGCCCACAGCAGACTGAAGCCACTTAATCGCCTGACCTGGGCCAGAATTTACAGCAGCATCGAATAGCGGATAGCGTAGAGCATCAGGCATTTGATCGCAGCGGCAGGCATCCCAGTACCGCTTACGATAGACTTGTTTGGCGAAGCTCAATGGCAGATCCCGCATAGCGCCAGTGTAACCTTCAGCACGGGCTACTTGCTCAGTAACGCCGTACATTGTGGCACCACCAGGATCATCAGGGTGATTACTGAAACCGCCCTCATGGGTAATCAAGAGATCGAAGGCGGTTTCAAAGTTCATTATTTTTGTTCCAGACGCTCAAAGAGTTTTGTGACATGGGCATCCAGCTTGTCGAATCGTTGATCAATCTTGTCCAATCGAATTTCGATCTCAGATCGTTTAATGTAGCTTTCAGGCAGATTGATCTCAATACGATGCACATCTTCTCTAAGCAGTTTAACGGAATCCCATATTTCACGACAAAACCAGCCAATTGCTGCTAATAGTGCTCCACCAATGACGTTAATAACGCTTTGCCAGTGTTCCATATTGTGATCCCGGGTGTTATGTTCGCGTCATTGTACCAAAGCATTTTCTGTTTCAACAGGTCCACGCAGCGCATTTATTGTCGCAGCACTAACGCCAGGGGTCTTAATGGCTTTCTGCACACCTTCACCGCCCCACGTTGATGGGTCTTTGATTGTACGAAGAACTTTGTTGCGTTCAACGGCAGGCAATGTGTTCAGCAGCTCATCGAAGCCTTTAGCCGACTTGGAGGCTTCGGTCAGCTTCTTCATTACTTCCTTGCCAACCTTTTTCTCCAGAATGTCCAGCGCCTTGTTAGCCGATGTCGTAAAAATGGTCAGCATATTTGGCAGTTTGAACTTGGCGATGTTTTCCTTCATCAGATCGACAAGAGCTTCACCGCCAGCAGTAGCCTGCTTAGCCGCTTCTTCACGAGTAGCCAACTGCTTACCGGCAGCTTGCAGCTTCTGCATCGCGTCCTGGCTCATCTCCACGGCAATATCGTACTTACCTGGACCAAACACCTTTTCCACCACTTCCGGCGAGTTACCTTGAACCAGCTCGACAAATTTCTGCGGCGAGTTCTTGTACAGATCCATCGCTTCAGCGCCCAGTTTGGTCTGTGCAATCTTCTGCGAACCGATTGTGTAGTCAGTCAGATACTGACGGTATCCCTTACCACCAGCACCTTCAATCGCATCAACAATCAGCGGCTTGATGTCAGTCATTACTTTAGCAGCCAAAACCTTTTGTGCCTTGGCATCGGCTTGCGGATACAGTTCTTTGATGACAGCGTTGACCGAGTTCTTACGGATGCTGTCCAGCGCCCACGCATCGATTACACCACCCTCGTCTGTCCACTTGGCGATGTCATCAGCCACGCGGGAAAGGGATCGGCTTACATCGGTGTTACCGGCAAACTTCGGATTAGTCGCCATACCACCGATACTGCGGACAATCGGTGCAGATTCTAGCGGCTTCAGACCCATGCCACGCAGACTATCAGCAGCGGCTTGAGCAAAACGACCAGCTTCGCCAAACTCCAGCGAACCTTCAGCGGCTTTACCAGCCACTTCATCAGCCTTTTTCTGTAGCTCACCCATGTAAGTGTAACGCTGTGGAGCGCGGGGCTGACCCGGAACTGGTGTAACTTGAGTAGCACCAGCACGCTCACCAGCTGCGGTGAACCGACGGACATCCTCAACTGCCTTGGTAGCAGCAGCCGCTTTTTCAGCAGCTTCGCTTTCCAGAGCTTGCACGGCACGCCCACCCACATTAACAGCCTGCATTTGCTGTTCCAGACGGGGAACCAGCAGAGCATTGAGTTCTTGTTTGGCAGCGCCTTGAGCACCACGGGCAGCGGTCTGCGTTTCACCACCGGCAATTTGTGCCAGTGCGTTCATGGTCGTAGCGTCTTGAGTTCTAGCCAGATCGGTAAAGAACTTCGGATCTTTTGCAGCAGCGCGTTGCAGAAGTGCCTGTGCGACTGGCTGATTCAGACCGGCAGCAGCCAGAGCTTCCGATGGTGTAGCGCCAGCCGGGGCACTACGCAGCGCATTGATGACCTGATCGGTTTCACCGCCAGTAACCGACCCACGGGCAATCTTGGCAGCTTTCTGCACCGAGTATTGTGGCAGGTCGGCCAGTTTACCGATTACGTTGGCACCACCCTTGACGGCACCAGCGATGATCGGAGCAGCCACACGACCACCGGCTTCCATCGTAGCGCCTTCAAGCACGTTTTTGACAGGCTCGGTGACTTGAGCAATACCTTCACGACGTGGTTTACCGCCGATGTACACATCAGCAGCTTCAACGAGTTCTTTACCCATGCCGTAACCCAGGCCAGCACCCAGCACGGTACCAGCAGGACCAGCGGCTGTACCGGCCAGACCACCCAGAACAGCACCGGCACCCTCTACGATAGGGGCAGCGTATTTACGCACCTTCTCGTATGTGGTTTCCTCACGGGCTGTGGGGATCGCATCAGCGGTAGCTGCGGCAGGCTTGGCAGCAGGTTTTTCTTCTTCAGGACCGGTACGCTGAGCAGCGTGAGTCAGTACCTTTTTGACGTAATCTTTGGTTTCTGCTGGCAGACGCTTTACCCAGTCTTTTTGAGCATAAGCGTCGCGGTTTTCGCCCCAGTTGTAGCCAGCAACGGCTTTTTGATAGTCACCGCCAAACTTGTCAAGGTTTTCACGCAGGTATTGAGCCGAGGCAAAAATAGCTTGCTTCGGATTGGTAGGATCTACACCGAATCGTTTAGCCGTGTCCGGCATAAACTGCATGATACCGACAGCACCTGCTTTAGATGCACGCTTACCGCTGATTACATCAGGATCAAACCCAGACTCGGTTTGAGCCATGCCACGCAGGATGTTGGGGTCGAGATCAAAGGCTTTAGCGGCACCTTGAATAATCGGTTCATATTGTGCAGCGAGATCCTTAGCCATTACTGATTCTCCTGAGCCTCAAACTCCGCTAGTGCATCTGCCCATTTATTTTTCGGTAGCGGTCCACCGCCAACTGTACCACGAGCTGCCTTCTTTTTGGCGTTTTCAACACCAGTGCGAAGGATTTGTTGCAGCTCACGGGCAGCTTGGATGTACTCTTTCTCACTCGATGCTTTGTTCATGCGAGTGATAGCGGCTGTAGCTTTTTCACCTTCTTTTTCAGTGATAGAGCCGCCACCCTTCAGACTGCGGAAAGCTTCTAGGAAAGCCTGACCCTCGATCTGTTTCTGACGAACTTCATAGGAAGCTGCATCAGAACCTTCAAGGAAGCGCATACCTGGAGTAAGCGTGGCACCGACATAGCTGGAGAAGCCAGGATGCGGTGCAGTACCCTTTTCAATAACTTTACCGGACTTATCGACAACCGGGGCTTTACCAACCATCTCATCGATGAGGGTAATTGCTTCGTTGGCTGTCTGAATAGCAGATGGCAGGTTAGCCGCAGCTTGAGCAGACGACTTACCAGTTTCAGCACCGCCAGCTTTAGCAGCAGAAATTTGCCCTTGTCGAGTTGGGTCCATCTCGAATTGCAGACGCTGGCGAGAAGTATCAGCTTCTTGCTGACGCAGTGTTGTGCTTAGCAGTTGTTGAGCACTCATACTCATCTTAGTGAAGTATTGAGTACGTTGCTCAGGATTCATCATCTGCACTTGACTCCAAGCCTGCTGAGCTTGGTCTGGAGAAATTTCACCGGATCTGATTTGCTGTTGCAGTGAGCCGATGATATTTTGATCAGACGGGTCAGCGGCAAGTTGACTATTGCGTGCGTATTGAATCTCAACTTTTTTCAGTTGACCCTCAAGACCCAGCTTCTGAGCCTCTGCTGTGGATTTTTGATACGCAGCAGCTTTACCACCTAGACCAGCACCAAGTAGATTTTCAGATACAGAACCTTGTCCTTGAGCAGCACGCTTGTAGGCTTCCTGCTCTGCCAGTGCGTTTTGCATTTCAAATTCAGCAGCCTGATTTTGAAGCTGTTGAGAGCGCAAAGCATTAACATCAGCCATGCCTTTAACAACACTACCACCTACTTTGTAAGGGAGGCTAGTGTCAAGAAGTCCGTAATTCGGTTCAGCCATGATTATCCCTTATACATCGTAATAGTAATCGGAGTTACCTTGATAGTTTAATCCACCGCTAGCAGCATCAGGATTGCTGGAAATCAACGCATTTGCATCATTTAGGCCGGTATTACCACCGCCAAAGAAACTAGAAATATTCCCCCAGTTCTGATACAAACCCTGCAAACCTTGACCAATTGCTTGACCGTAACCACCATAAGCACTGGCACGAGCATTACCTTGAGCCAACAACGCATTAGCGCTGGATGCACCGGTAGCCGATGCGAGATTACTTAAATTAGCGCCTGTCGATTGAGCAGCACCGCCTAGCGACTGAGCCGTGGTTTGACCCACACCTGCAAGAGATTGCAGCGGATTCAACATGGCCTCACGCTCACGGTAATAGCGATTAAATGCATTCATGTACTCCTGCGAACCCATATCTTGACCATATCGCTGGGCTGCTTTAAGCGCATTACCAGAGATCAAACCACCACGAGCTGCGGCAGATCGATCAAGCGCACGTTGACCCTCGGCTAGACGGAAAGCGTAACCAGGATCTTGCTGCCAGTTTGTTTGACTAAACGGTGTACCGAATTCACCACCTTTAGCCAAACCACCGGATAGTCGAGTTAATGCGTTTTCACCAGCTTTACGCCACGGTTCCTGAAGCTCAAGCTGCTTCTCAAACATTTTATATTGAATGTCGGCAGCATAACGATTGGCTTCTGCTTGGGTATTGGCGGCACTTTTAGCAGCATCGGCCTGTGTATTAGCAGATCGATCCGCACTAAATGCGTTAATAACTGATGCTGTGATTACGGCAGCCATAGTGTTTCTCCTAATTGAAGAAGGCCGTTGCGCTTTCTGTAATCATACAGTCCACACTTGGGTACAACATACAGCCGTTCCTCTAATACGTCTATATTAGTACAATTATCCGGGTTTTCGTAGATGTCAACCCAAATTACTTCATCATGGGAATATCCGACGCGCTGCTCACCGGCAGGTACGTCAAATTCACAAGGCGCAGTCAAAGTCTTGACATCGTTTCCGATATTGACAGTGATTGTACCCTTTTCCAGCCTCACTCGATAGGGTGTTTTATGAGCTGCACCGACAATCATGCAGGATGCCGGGGTAATCATAGTGCGCTCATAAATTTTTGGCAGGAAGTTATGCAGCGTGGTAATGTCAGCCTGTGGCATCTTGAGCAGCTCGTCTTGCACTACCTGAATACGCTCTTTAACAGAATCTGCGCCAATTAAAGCCTGCTTTAATGGATTAACTGGCACAATGTCAGGTTGCTTGTAGCCATTCCAAATAAACGCATCGTGGATGTTCTGATAGGTGACGGTATGCTCAAATTGCATCAAAACGTCCCTCCCCCGATGCCGCCAGTCAATAAATTCGTAGTTGGATTGATCACGACTGCACTATTTTTAATCTGATCGCCGGTTGTACCATCGTACACAGCGATTGCATTATCCGTAGATGTTGCTGGACCTAGGACAGCAGTGGTGCTGATTGTCACATCACCCGTGGCCTGATCAACGTCGATACCACGATCAGCAATGATCGATAGCACGCCCGTATTGGTAATCGTGACATCACCGGTAGCCTGATCGACACTAATCCCGTCACCAGCGATGTTTGACAGCACACCAGTATTCTCAATGCTCAGTGATCCTGGTCCAGTGGTTTTAGCTAGACCATCGCCAACACCTAACTGGGTGGCGTTATACACCCCAGTCGTACCATTACCGATGAGCAGATCCCCGTTAGTCGGAATCTGCGAAGTACCTGTACCGCCCCGACTCGGAGGAATCGCGCCAACATTGGTACCACCAGTCGCATAATACAAGTTGTAGAAAAACCGATACCATTCCCGCGATACAGCGCCTGTGCGCTCATCGATTAACGCCACTCGGGGTGGCGTGATCTGAGTAATGTTGGGTGGATTAGGCACCGGTCGGAGTCACAAAAAGTTCTGCACCCATGATATACGTTCTGACAGGATCAGTCATGGATACTTCATACACGCGGTCACGGATCTTTTCGGTCATGCCGAGTCTGCGCCAAATAGCACGTTTACCGTACTCACCGATCTTACCGACCTTGACCCAGTGCTCACTTGACCAGGTATGACCACCATCATCAGACCAACGCAGCATAACCTCTGGGTCACTACCTTGACCTTGGTTGATACCTACACCTGTTTCAAGATCCAGTTGCAGACTGTGCTGAGCAGTGCGCTTTAGGTCATTTTGACCCGTCAATAACGCACGCCAGCTACGCAGCCATTTTTGAGGCTGACCATTATCCTCGTACAGATCCAGATCGAATGTGTAAATGTTGCCGTTTTCGTAATCCCCGACAACCATGTTGCCCTGGAAGTTACAAAAGCAGTTAGAACGATGGCGGGTAAACTCACCATTAGTCCATCCAGCACGCTCATGCCATGCCTGCGTGGACGCATCATAAACCCATGTGCGATCTGCGCTGGGGAAATTCAGCACATAAAATGTATGACCGTCTTGCTGATAGGCATAAGCCACGGCATCGCTGAGATTTCCGTATTGCTGAATTTGCCATTCAACAGCATGAGTTGATACACGCCTAGCGGTGTAACCATCGGCACGGTAAACGACGCCTTGACCACGAGGATCGGTACCTAACCAAAAAATTGAATTATCCAGTTTAGCAATTGAAAAAGCCGCTACGCAGCCCACTTCATTAAATGCGCCTTGAATCGGAGCAAGCGGGAAGTCAGCGGTACCAGCGTTGTACCAGACTTCGGTTGTATCGGTACCAAAAATCCACAATTCTTTATGGTCATTGATGATACCAACTACACCATCAGGGGAACCTTCAGCACTGGCAAAATCCAGCGGGTCAATTGAGGTGCCATCTAGCAACTGAGTAACCCAGATTTCCTGACTATTTGGCGGGTTATAAACAAAATAACCATCGAGATAACAAACAGTTACAGCACCTTTGAAATCAGGATCGGTGATCTCACCGAACTGATTTGTTGATTCGTTGTAAATATAGCCTTTTTCACCACAAGCAATAAATAACTGTGTTCCGTTATCTGCAATTGATACAGGACCGGTGCCGGAAATATTGCCTAATTTAACGGCAGTTTCGGTAAGTCCATCAACTTGGAAAAACTCATTTCCTGACGCAACGTAAAAATCTGCACCATTGGTTTGATGTGCCCACAAGCCACGAATAGGGCCAAATCCTACCTCAGTTTGAAATTTTAATCCTGGACAGCGTTGCAGGAAAGCAGGTTCTTTACCGCCTTCCGGCACGATCTCGGGAAAAAGATTGACCATGCGTGCATCGGCTGCATTGACGCTCCGAGCAACATAAGTTGATCCGAGGATTGGCGTTTTCATCAGTAGTTATTCACATAGATGTTGTAACGCTGCTGACGTGCTACCAGCGGATACGGTAGCGACATCACATCGTCAGGATTGTTGATGCGTTTCAGGTTGCGCTTGCTGGTCATGGCGATGCGCTGCACCGTTTGAGGCGGTTCTACACCGAACTCATTGGCGATTTCACAGGCCAGATTGTACTTAAATGCACGCAGATAACCTGGCGGGAAAGCCAAGGTCGTGGACAGCGA